CCTAAGTTAATGGCTGGCATCCACAACGTCCTTGCGGGGTCGGGTGGAGGAATTTTTTCTCTCACCATTTCTACCAATCAGACAAACGCAAACCTGCGTTCGTTGGCAGTGGCTGCTGGGTGGAATGAAAATAATGCCTTGCAAGCCACCATTAGCGCAGGCATTTACATCAGTAGTAATGCTACGGGGACTCCCGCTCTAACCATCAATGGCTCCTTCCCCAATGGAGTGACGTTAACCAACAGTGGGATTATTGTTGGGATGGGCGGTAATGGTGGGGGCGGTGGCTTTGGAGACTCGGGTGGGGCGGGGTCTGCTGGTGGAGGAGCCTTGTCTGTTTCTGTTGCAGTCAGCATTAACAATCTTGGAACTATTGGCGGCGGAGGTGGCGGAGGTGGCGGAGGTGGCGATATTAGTGGCGTCGATCCAAAATATGGCCCTTACACCCTTGGTGGTAGTGGCGGCGGGGGTGGACGTTCTTCTAACGCGGCCAATTCTTCCGGGGGAGCGGCTGGAGGGTCGGGGGGATCAGCGGGCAATCCCGGTTCTGCCGGTACAGTATCGGCGGCAGGCGCGGGAGGTACATCGCCGTATGGTGCTGGTGCTGGCGGTAGTGGTGGTGGCTGGGGTTCTTCAGGCTCTGCTGGTGTCACCGTAAGCAGTGCGGGCGGTGCAGGCGGCGCAGGAGGATATGCCATTTCTGGCAATAGCAACGTCACTTGGATAGCAACTGGAACACGACTTGGAGGAATATCTTGAGCATTGAATACACCTACGAAATTGCTGCTGTAAACGCGCAGTCGCGTTGCATGGAAGTTGTCTACCGGGCTTCGGGTCATCCAGAGCAGAGGATTGGGACGCGGCTTCCTTATGAGGGAGAAACGCTGGAGTCCGTTATTGCTGCGTTTGCTCCTGTGCGCTACTGGGAAGAACTAAGTACCCCGGTCTCTGTGCCGCAGGTGGGACAGACGGGCGTTATTGTTCCGGCTGCCCAAGCAACTCAGGCAGCGCCAACCCCTAGCACCGTGATTGAGTCGAGGCTGGTTGATCTGTAATGGACAAGCTGACTTACACCGCATACCGGGCGTTTGACTGGGTGGTGCTCAAGGTCGAGTGCCCTCTGGGGCATTCATTTCTTGCAGAGGTCACTAAGTCAGGTCCCCGCGCAGACAGTGCCAACTTCACCCTGCATAGCGCTGGCATATTGAACGCCAAGTGTTTGTCGGATGATTTGCCTGTGATTCCCCAGCGTCTTCCGGGAATGTCATCGCTTGACCTCAATCCGCTACGCGCCGGGACGTTTGAATTTACAGCAGAGCAAGCCGCTCGGTGGTGGTGCATTAACTGGGACCGGAATGGGAACAGGCTACCAGATGTTGCTCCTATCGTGATCCCTGCCGGGACTTCTCGCACATTCCCTGTTGGCTCCCGTTTGTTCTTTGGTGATGGCCTTGTCACTGTAAACGGTGTTGCTATCGAACTCCCAAGTTCTATCAAAGCCAGCACGCAGGATGTCGAGGTTGTGGTCTCTGCCGACACATATGGATTCTTGTTCATATGAATCTTTTATTGTGGGCGTTGGAGAAGCTTGGTCGCCACGAGGTGCTGGTTGATGGCTTCGGAAATGTGCTGTGGCGGCGGTATTACCTTTTCTATTTTGAGAAAACCGATAGCCCCCGCTGGCTTGATTGGCTTCCCAACGTACACATCAACATCTTTGAAAGCGCTGATGTTGAAAACGAGGATGAACACAATCACCCGTGGAGCACGCTAAGTGTGATGGTCAAGGGCAGCTACGTCGAGAACATCAATCACTCCAAGCTGCGTGAGACTCGCGCCCCCGGGTTGGCATGGCTAAGTTACAAAGATACTCATCGTCTAGCCAAGATGACGGCAGGAACAACCACATTCTTTATGCACGGGTTCCGCCGGGGTGAGTGGAAATTCCACATGCGTCCACACAAAGCAGTTTGCGATTTTTGCATGGAGAAAAACGGCGGTAAGTGTTTCAAGAATGAAGAGGTCCTTAACTACGAGCAATACACCAAGCGAGGCGACGGACCGCAACATGCTTTTTCCAAGATTAGGACGGTGTCATGGGAACGTGTGACCCCGGAGTTCCGTGTAAAGCTGGATCGTCGCCGCGCAGCGCTTGTTCGAATGGCGGTATCCAAGTCGGAATTAAAAGAGGTCAACAAAACCGCGCTCAAGAAGATCATGTTTCAGAGGTTTAAATGACTTTATTCCAGCAGACACCTGCAAAGTTCCGGCTGTCGGCTCTTGCCGTCATGCTGGCGCTTGCGTATGCCTGTTGGAAGGGCGGGGAATGGTGGCAGTGGGCTATTGCTGTTGGAGGGTACTTCCTCTACGGATGCGTCGGGATTGTGGTCGGGTATCACCGCTACTTCACCCACAAGAGTTTTACCTTGTCCAAGTGGAAAGAGCGCGTGATTGCGTTTATCGGGCACCTTGCTGGTACTGGCAGCGTGATTTCTTGGGTAGCTCAGCACATAGAGCACCACAAGCACTCTGACACGGACAAGGACCCGCACTCGCCGCGCAACGGTATTGCGCACATGCTTATGCTGGAGTACCAACACTCATACAAAAGCCGCAGCAGGATTGTCTTGCGGCTGGCGCATGATCCTTTTTATCGTGCCTTGCACAACTACTTCCTGCTCATTCAGGCTGTGTGGATGGGCCTTCTCTTTGCCGCGTTTGGTGTTGATGGGGTGCTGTTCGGGCACCTTGTGCCTATAGCGTTTGTGGTGATTGGCAGTGCCATGACCAACCTGCTTGGGCACACAGTTGGAACCCAGCGCTATGACACCAAGGATGACAGCAAGAACAGCATGGTTGCTGCGCTTGTTTCTTGGGGCGAGGGCTGGCATAACAATCATCACCGCTATCCGGGCCGCGCCAACTTTGGCGAGAAGTGGTGGGAAATTGATATTGCTTGGTATGTCATCCAGATAATTCGTGACAACAGCTTCATAGTGAAAGAGAGAAAAGACCATGCTTGAACTCTTTAGTGGCGGCATTCTGGGTGGCGTGTTTGGCGGCATCTTCCGCCTTGCCCCCGAGGTTCTGAAGTTCTTCGACAAGAAGAACGAGCGCGGCCATGAACTGGCTATGTTCGACAAGCAGTGCGACTTGGAGAAAGTCCGGGGCCAGCAGAAGCTGGCTGAGATCGGAGCGCAGCGCGATGCCACTCTTGATGTGGGTGCGATGGACGCCTTCAACGCCGCGATCAGTCAGCAGGCAGAGATGGCAAAAGCTGCTGGAGGCTGGGCCGCTTCGCTCTCCGCATCCGTGCGCCCGGTGGTGACCTACTGGGTGCTGTTCATTTGGTCCTTTGTCCATGTCTGGTTTGCCTTCAACGCATGGATGGCGGGCATGTCTCCCGAGGTTGTCTACAAGACCATGATGACTGCGGACTTCGCAGCTTTGCTGTCTGGCTCCATCAACTACTGGTTCCTCGACCGTACCTTGAAGCAGTGTGGACTATGAACCTAGAACCTGCCGCAGAGTTATGCCGTAGATTCGAGGGCTTCAGGTCGAAGCCCTACTTGTGCCCGGCGGGCGTTGCCACCATCGGGTATGGGTCTACGTACTACTCTGACGGCAGGAAGGTCCAACTGACCGACGCGCCCATGTCCGAGCCCGAAGCGCAAGCCTTGCTGATGGTGGAGCTTTCTCATACCTATGCGCCGGGAGTCATGCGCCTGTGCCCGGGGCTGGTAGCCAACGAGCCTGTGTTCAACGCCATCGTGGACTTCGTTTACAACCTTGGGATCGGGCGCTTGCAAACGAGTACCCTGCGCAGGAAAATCAACGCTCAGGACTGGGAAGGCGCGAAGGAGCAACTGATGCTCTGGACACGCGGGGGTGGCAAGGTGTTGCCCGGCCTAGTTAAACGACGCACTGCCGAGTGCGCACTGATTGGATAACGATGCCGATCCAAAAAATACTTCTGAAGCCCGGTGTAAACCAAGAGAACACCCGTTACACAAACGAGGGTGGTTGGTACTCGTGCGACAAGGTTCGGTTCCGTCAAGGCACCCCGGAGAAGATTGGCGGCTGGCAGCAGATTTCCGCGTACACCTTTCAAGGCGTTTGCCGGTCGCTCTGGACATGGGGAACTATCACTGCGCCGTCGGTTGTTACTGGCGTGGGCACCAACCTCAAGTTCTATATCGAGCAGGGCGGAGGCTACGACGACATCACGCCCATGCGTGCTAACTCTGGGGCGCTTAGCAACCCGTTTGCCGCAACTACAGGCTCGACGACCATCACCGTCACGGACACCGCACACGGCTGCACCACGGGCGACTTCGTCACGTTTTCCGGTGCTCGGGCGCTTAGCTACCAGACGTTCACTCGCTCGACGGCTACCGACTTCATTCTGACCACGGCGCTGGCTAACAACACGCCGGTTATTCTGTCGGTCTCTGCTGGAGGTGCTTTGCCGACTGGCTTGACCGCTGGTGTGGTCTATTACATCCGTGTGGTGGC